CACTTCTGTCATTCCCGCAGCAGCATCAGCTGCAGTTTGTGCTTCAAATCCAAATGAACGAAAAACACCAGCAGCCAATTCTGCTGCCGCTGCAGCATCAACCTCTGCGATTGTTGCTAATTTAAGAACTGCTTCGACTGAACCCATAGTCTCTGCAGTGTCGAAACCCGCCATTGCAAGCCTACGCATTGCATCAACAGCGTCTTGAGCTGTACGCTCGGTCTCACGACCAAGCCTTATTGCTGTTTCCATGACTTCTTTCATGGATTCATCTACATTGCCGAGCATAGTTCCTACAACAACGGAACCAAACTCAATTTGTGCGTATGTATCTCTCATCGTATCAGAAAGGTTTGTCAATCGCTTTCCCATACGAGACATCATCCCGCCAGCGGCGAGCATTCCAAAAGAAAGAAATAGAAAAGTGTTGCGGAGGCTGTCTCCTGTATTCCTCACTTGGTTGAGATTTTTGTCCACAGCCATAGCACCAGCTACTACTGCTGATTCACCATGTGTTGTGAAACTTGTTACTACATTTCCAAGGGGAATATCAATCGGCATCGTTTTCACCTACTTATTTAAAGTGATACTGGCAGAGTTTCTTGCCGCTTTTGGACCGGCTACTCTTGCCTCCTCCGTTCTTGTGAGCTTCGTCGATTAGCTCAAGATACGCTTGACACTCCATCAGGTCAGAGATTTTCCATTTCTTCACCTGCGATGGTGGGATCTTCCACTCATACGCTACTCGGTAAAGGGCTGGATATCCTCTGACCTTGTTGCGAAGTTTTTTATTGCATCACCACCGAGACCACAGGCAGCTTCAGTTTCCTGAATTAGCTGGGTCAGGACAGTTGCCTTCAATCTGCCAACATCGAGTTCTTTCGGTTTTAAGATGGCTCTCTTGAAGAGCGATTTTGCGTACTTGACCTTGTCAACGCTTCCATCCGGAAGTGTACAACCAGACACTAGGTTCAGTAGGTCTTCACCACTGAGTTCCCGAAATTCGAAGTTCACTCCGAAGAGTTCTTTTTCGACTGTCTCGTCTCTGACATACAATTCTTCAAGGCTCGCACTTTCGATCGGGTTTTCCTCACTCATGCGGTTTACCTCCTTATATGGGCTGTCTCTCGTAGCCATAGCCTATGAATTTCCATTCATACTGGTTTGACTCTTTGGATGACTCGTGCTCAGGCCAGCCGACAATCAGACAGTAGTTGATTATCTGTGACTTGAAGCCAAACGCTTCGACAAATTCGTAATCAACGATAATTTCGAACGTGAATGGCTGCTGCGTGCCAGCGTCTTGTACCTTCTTTAGCAAGGTCAACATTTCATTTGATGGGCTTGTACTTTGCAGATTAACCGTTGCTTCAGCGCCGGTACTGGGGTCTACATTGAAACCGTTTTCCCCGAAGAGACCAGTGATTAGGGTGGTTTCACCCGATGGAGTGATTCCATATCCATCTTCACCGATGCCTTCGATTATTACGCCGTTTATTTTAAGCGTGGCCTTTCTTATATCGTATACAGCTGGTTCAGGCATTATTTACACCACCTATATCTGTATGTTGAGGTTTATCACTATCGTCTGAATTGCGCCAGACAATTGCACCATTACATACACGTCATTGAGCGTCCTACTCGCTATATCTGCCGATGATACATCAACAAATTTGGGGACCTGTACTGCGTATCCTTTGGTAATTACGCCAGCAATTGTGGTTGGTTGCCGTATTGCACCAGACGCAACTGCGGTTTCACACACATTCTGTAGTGCGGTTTTTACGGTATCAATTCCGCGTTGTTCGTATGGTATTTTAGCACCCGTCATCAGGTCGCCAAGACGATCCTTGAATCCCTCTTCCAGGTAGTACTGTGTTCTCGCAACATCGATGAATTTATACAAGCTCGATACACTTGTAGTAAGTCCGTCAGACATACGAATTAGGTCTCTCGTAAAGAGAACATTTACGTCGCCAGCTTCAAGTGTGCCTATCTCTGACTTGCGATATTCGGTACTCTGCGTTATGCTAACTGCCTTCCACATGAGCTTATCCCAGGGGAGGGTAGTTGCTATTACTCCAGCCACAGAACCTGCTATTTCGTCGTCGGAATTGTGTGCAACGACTACTACGTTCCGAGATGGGAACAGCGCGGCAGCAGTAATACAGTCGGCAACTACAGCAGCTTTACCACAGGGTAGAGCTGTCACAAGATGCTGTGCGTCACAGAGATCGACAAGGCCACCAAAGTCACCTATTTTGGTATCATCTGTAACGTTCGCGTCGGATATGATGACAATATTTGCAGTACTGTCTTCAACCCAACCCTCAGCATCTCCATCTGTGTCCCAGTTAACATAGTCAATGCTGACATCGCTTGCAACAGCACCATTTATATATATATCTCCAGTCAGCAAGTTTACCATCGCTTTGTTTGCGCCCGGGTCTGTCGGAACGCCATCAGTATACTCGATGGTAAACGCAGCTATAGAGATATCGTGGATATTGTCTTCTGAGAGCGCCTGAACGCTTCCAGCAGCCACAGCAATGTCGGTTTTGTTTAACGGGGTCACATACACGGCATATACTTCAACTGCTCCCTGTACGAAAGCAGCTTCTATTCCCTTGTACACATCACTCGCACTGCCAAACAAAGCAGCAGCTTCTGTAACGGTAGAGACTTGATACACCGTGTTGGTAGTTGCGGTTCCTGTAGATGAGAAACCCATGACTAATATGGCACCATAGGTACGTCTCTCGCTAGGTCGCGCTGATATAGTTGTGTCCACTATTATTGGATCTACGGGCATTTATATCACCTATTCTTACTTGTTGTCTTTTTCAGAAGACTCTTCAACTTTGGGGCAGTTGTGTTTACTGAGGTCGTAGTATTTCTTCCCACATGTTGGGCACTCCGCTCTCTTTTTGCCTGAAGATTTCTTCTTACTTTCGGGAGCTTCTTCTTTTGGGGGCTCTTCTACAGGAGTTTCTTCCTCTTTAGGAGTTTCTTCCTCTGCAGGAGCCAGTTTCTCGGGTGCTTCCTTCTTAGTAACTTCCTTCTTAGTAACTTCCTTCTTAGGAAATTCCTTCTTAGGAAATTCCTTCTTGGGCCTTTCAGCCTTTATTTCCGCGAGCTTAATTAAGCCTATTTCGGCAGCTTTCTTGATTTCTGGGAGATCTGCCTCGACAATTGCAGTATCACCTCTCTGCAAGATTTTGCCTACGGAAAACAGCTGAACGGTTGTTTTTGCAGTTGCTTCCTTTTTAGTCATCTATTTCCACCTCGTAGTTTACATCTGTTAGCTGTTCAGTAGTTATCTTTTCAGTGATAACATTATGAACTACGAATGCAATAATTCTCTTCCTGGAGATATTCTGACCAGGCATGAGATTATCAAGATCTACTATGTCACTCACATCATTACAGGACATATCAGTACGTGATACATGGCGCTTAAGCCACTTCCATATGAGATTAGCCATCATATCCGTTACACGAGTTGCTGCTAATGTTCTCCCCACAACACTAACCATCGGTGAGACTACATCAATTATTAGACGCGATTTTGATTCAGCACCATACCCTATTGTAACAGTATCATCAGAGTTTTCGTCCGTCCACCTGCGTTCGTCGAGTGGATTCTTTGCATCATCTTGAGTACTATATCTGAGTAATATCACAGGATATGTTATTTCCTCATCGTTATTGTGTTCAAGCTCCCACTGGTTTGCGTATCTCTTCCGGAAGGAAATATTCTTCCCAGTATGCGTAATTACCATATATAGCTGTGTACACATCATCCTACCAGTATCAGGAGTTTGTAATTGCACGAGAAGTTTGATTTTAGCAATATCGTTCCAGTTCCAATCATATGCCGTATGAGGATTAGCAGTCCATGATTTTGTATATGTTATCCACTCACCCGTTGGAACGAAATATCCCATTGTATACTCACTTCCATCAATATCAATACCAAAATTAGCATGAGCACCTGCAGAATGTTGATCCTTTCTCACACGACAGTATACAGTAACCTTCGTAATATCTCCACTACCAAAGCCACTACCAATAGTGTATATATCTTTGCTAAAATCACCAACAACACCCGGAGGATAAATATAAGTATCTCCCTCATCTGGGAAATCATCATCAACACAACTATAATTGGAAGACGAACCATGGGGATGATTTTCAATAGCATCATCACCAGTGGGATATACAGCATTCTCTGTTAGATATTCTGCTGTACTCGGCATGTTCTGATATATGAACTTCTTTTGAGAATCACTCAGCATGTATTTTCACCACTTCACACAGCAATATATCACCATAATCGTGAACGCTTGTAACTTTATATTTTGAACCATTGCGCACAGTAGTCACTCGAATAAATACTTCATACAATAACACTTCAACCTGTAATGGATGAACAATTTCATATACAACACTAATATTATCAATATCTTTGAATGTCCACACATCAGGAGCAATGGGATCTAGTGTAACATCTACAAACTTAAATTCAGGGACGACATTTGGTGATACCGGAGTAAAGTCGTATGAGTTTCCTGGTTGTAAACCAATAAGCAGTGTCAGAGAAGCATTTGCCTTCGCTCCCGCAACAACATGCTTTGCACCTATCTCAACCTTGGTAATCGTTTCATCAACATTAAAAGTATCTGGTGTTAGTATTTTTAACCAGAAGTTTCCAGGTGCGTCAGGAGACAGTATACTCGCTGTAGTATATTCATCTCCATCACAGGCCATTTCAGGATGACTCCATGCAGAAGTTCCCCCTTCATCATAGTTGCCATTAATGAAAGATACCATTTCACGTGATTCGGAATAATCGAGAGGGTATATTATGTCGTCTTTCTTTACCTGACATTTGGTATATAGCCACTCGGTATCACTGTCAACACCACCTTCAGGTTGGGGAGCAGTTACTTTACTCGGGATCACAAAGATACCAGTGATGATTTCTTCGTCGCTCGAGACACGATCCATATAGCCATCGGCGTTCTCGTATGTTTCTCTCACACGAATAAATTGTTTGTGCATCCCGGAGAGCCCTTCAAATACTCCACGGAAACCAGGTATGAGTTCTTGCGGAGCTGAGTTAACAACTTGAACGTTATAATCATCAATCTGCACGAATTCGATTGGATCGGATGATGTAATCTTGAATCTGAACGTATACACATTATTACATGGAGGGGTGTAAAATGGTCTGCTCCCATGGACAAGTACAACATCAAATACATTATACCCGAGCGCAAAGTCTTGTACCGATGAAAATAGTGTGCCAAGCTCATTTTTCATCTTATCGAATACTATTATCTCCAGAAGACAATTGTTCCTTACTGTTTCAACATCCAATTTAAATCTCCCAGTAACATAGATAGAACCTTCAGTAAATATCCTTGTCGTATCAAGGGCAGTGTTATCTGTGTGGAAGTATGCCTCTGTCATCTTATCACGTTAGGAAGTAAGTGATGGCGAAACCAGCAGCAACTATTAATATTGCAATGGCCTTCCAGAGTCTGGGATGGTTGCGCATAAACTTATTGAGCATCTTTTCCGCTTCTTCGGTAGCATCATCAACTATTTTGTTCGATATCTCACTTGCACCTTCTATAATATCCTCTTTTGTATTATCTATTATATCTCCCACTATGTCTGTCATAATATCTTCCTCCTTAATAGAACTTTACTCTTGCATATGTTGCACTGTGTATAATTGGAAATGTTCCTTTGAGCTCTTTCTTCATGGGCTCTATCACCGGTCGCGCTGGAATTATCAGGCTCCTAGTGCTCCCAGATAATGGCAACCCGTGAGCAGCCAGCCATATACGAGACTTGTATGTAACATTAACGACTGCACCAAATTCAAATATGGCCGCGATAGGATTGTTAGAAGCAATTACCCAAGTATCCATAATTTTCGTTGCATGATAAGAGTCTTTTAGGTGTCCTTTATTAACACCAACACGACTATGCCCCTTTTGCTCTATGGTAAATGGATGATTCTTGGGCCAAGAACCATTGGGCCCTCGAGTATCAAAATAACCACGACAAATTTCAGCACCCTTATGAGCTACTGCCTCGCCCAATTGACCTTGGTAGTCAAAAAACGACTTAATGAATGCAGCTGCATTGCTCATTACGGTGACTCTTACGTCGGGCATGATACCACCAGTTTTTGGTGTTTATTAGCAACCCCTATTTACAAGACAACAATTACCACATTCGCTCTCTTCATAGGGATCAGTAGGTCTTTCGTCGAACATGGGGGTTGAATCCGTGAAAAGTGCTGTATCCAGTGCTCCTGGACAACATTCTGAAAGTATTTCATCGACCTCCTGTTTTAGGAGAGATAGAACATGCTCCCAGTCCCTGCGCACATCTACTTGTCCGACCTTGATGTGATTGTATATAAATGCAAAGTTAAGAGAGTTGTAGGCGGTAAGTGCTCTGACAAAACGATCAAAATGAGAAACCGGTATTCCGATAGTTGAAGCTGTTTGTTCGGCATCCAATATGCTTTGAGCTATTTTTGTAGATGCAAGTTGAGCTTCACTTATCTCATTGAGGTGTGTTCGTACGTCAGAGACACTTACCGCCATATTCATTCACCGCTTAACTGCTCTACGGCAGAATTCCGGTTATTCTACGTCCAGCGTCGTCATTTATCTTGACCACATCGAGGAACTTCGCAACAGCAAAACCCTGCATGAAGCTTCCTTCTCCATGATAGTCTTCCTTGGCTGCGGGCCCGTCCGCCAACAGTATACAGTGCATACTATCGACAACATAAGCTTCCTTAGCAGTTATGGTCGAAGAATATAAGACCTGCAGTCCAGCTATTGATGGTATCTTCCCAGACACCAAGGCACCTCTTTCGAAAGTGTTCTTGATATTCGGATTTGATACCATTGCAGCATATGCAGAACCCGACATTGCTATCTTGTCTGCGTCATAACCATTATCGATGATAGCGGTTATGGCAGCCATGATATCAACCATGGGATCGTTTGATGACGTTTTCCAATCGCTACCAGCAATGGCAACGAGAGTAACAAGTACATCACGTATATCCTCATCTTCCATTCGTGCAATGGTCTTCGCAGATTCATCCGCCTGGATGCGTATTAGATCCCACCTGGACTTCTGTGTGGTCTCAAATGCCAGTGCAAAGTTGACACAATTTTTGTAGCAGTCTACAGGAATTTCTCCCCAGGTAGAACTGTCCAGCTTGACCTTTTCCATAGGTTTTACTTTCTTCTGTCCAGTAAATTTGGTGGCAGTTGGCACTTTTGCCTCGAGTTCATCCAACTGGAAAACCTTACACAACGCTCTGAGAACGTACATAGGTCTTGCAAGACCTACAATTTCCTCCACGATGACTTCGGGTTTCATTATATCCGACAAATCTGTTGGTTCTAGAATTTTTCCCATTCATTTCACACTCCTTAGAACCTCGTCTGTATTTCCACTACGGTATCTGCAAGCAGAGCTGGTTCAGTGCAAAGACCAACGATGGCATTTATACCTCCCCACGCAATTACAGCACCAGTGGCACCTGCTTCTACAGCCTGGCCACCTGCAATTGCAGCGCCAGCTGTCTTTTTCACCACAACGGTACCTATCAACAGAACACGCATAGTCCTGTCAGTATCCGCAATGACTACTGCATCCAAGGCAACTGCGAGCTGACCAGCAACATCTGCTGCAGCCGCAACCTGCCATCCATCTGTGTCGTACTTGACCACATCACCAATTGCGACATCCACACCCACTTTCGCATCAGCGGGTGTCAGTATAAGCATTGGCGCCTGACCAGCCACGACTATATCTCCAAGAGCCATTTATCTCACTCCGGTTTGTCGTCTTTATCTTTTGGGGCCCCTCTATGTCCGAACACTAACTCGCGAAAGTCCTCACGGGCTTTATCTTCGTCAGTTTCGTCAACAGGCGGTACTCCAGACAGCTCAACCGGATCTCCTTCCGTCTCGGGCAAGAGGTGGTCGGCGTCTTCTTCAAGAACTGCGAGTGTCTCATCACTGAGTGCTCCAAGTCGCACAATCTCTTTGTCGAGATCTTCACGACCAACAATTCCTGCTTCTATGCGCTTTTCGGCAAGTGCAGAGAGTTGCTCCTGCCTACTAGCTTCCTGAGCTTCCTTTTGCAATTTCTGCAACTCAGAAAGTTCTTTCTGGGTGCTCTCAAGTTCCTTGCGAAGTATTCCAAGCTCATCAACTTTAACTGCAAGTGCAGCTTCGAGCTCAGTTACTTTCGCGTTGGCGGCTGAGAGTTCCTCAGATATATTTTCTGTGGCCGCTGGCTCCTTGGTAGGGGTCTCTTTCTGAGGTGGTACCTCAGTCGGAGCATCCTCTGGGGCCGGCGCACCTTCGGGGTTGTCTGCCATTTTAGACTCCTCCTTGAAGCCTGGCGGAACGAACTCGATATAATCAAAGTTTGCTCCTGGTATTACAAAAGGCTTCTCTGAATCTGGAGATGGATATAGGTTCGGAGGGAAATCAACGGTGTCAACAGTAGTGGTCCCCTCTGTAAATGATTCAGCCTGGAAGCCCTTTGGTACTAGGATAACTTGTGCGAGTTCACATCCACTAACCTTTAGGGGTTTTTCGTTCTTAGTCATACTAACAATATTACTATGACGAACACCGTATTTAACCTGTGTGGGGAGGGCAGTAATTACATTTTCCGATAAACCTTGACTTGCACTAGCAGGTTCAAATAAGATAGGAGAGAAATCGTGATCACGAAGCCACTTTTTTGCCTCAGAAACCGTAAATTTATTTTTGTCGAACCTAATAGCTTGTATTTCAGCCTTACCATCTATAATCCCCCATATAACATCTATACCAGAACCAAAATGGTCGTTCTCTCTGCGAATAGAATCATACTTATCCGGATCGTTTATTCTTGCTGCGTGTTCATTCGGGTAGGGCATTTTATCACACTCCTCTAAAATATAATCTTCCATCCAAGAGTGTCTTCGACACTCTTACATTATTGACGCCTGCGCGTTCCGCGACTTACCTGGGATCGTGATATTATTTCTTGATGTCTGTCACACAACCACCCAATATCGCTACTGCGGGCATATCACACCGATAGCCGAAGACTCTTCCTTGTTGGTCCTTTCGTCCATTAAGTCGCAAAGTTCGAGTATTCCTTCTGTTGTAGTGTTGCGGCCATCTTCATATATGAGCATTGCATACTTGAACCATTTATCATCTAGGAATGGTTCTATGAGGAGGCAATTTTGTATTCCTTGGACACGAAGAGCTTTTGTTATATTTGTGAAGTTTACTCCGAGAGATTGATATCTGTGAAGTTCCGGCTTTGATATACTATATATTTCAACTACCGGCACTATCCGGAGTTTCTTGTTATTGCCCGTGCGCTTTTGGAGGAGACACCTATATCTCACAATATCACCATTATGTTGCTTGTACTTGATCGACCGTACACACAAGACACGCTGGATTGTCTACCAAATTCGTGCGGGTCCAATGTAGTATTTCTTCGATTATTTCGCGGACCGGATCGGCGATGACATCTACTTCCACCGAGAATCCTCCGCCATCTTCATAGTCCCCAGAGATGACATCAACTACCTTTTGTTTGTCGGTTATTATCCAGCTTGACCATATGGTGCCATCTTCCAGGAGCTCTAGTTGTTCGGGATAACCATCAATAGTATTTTGCGGTAACTCGTGTGACCCCACAGCGAGGGGGAATTTGTTCTGGTTTAGGCGAGGATAGTCTCTTGTTATGACGTCGCGACTAAAGAAGAAAGTGCCACCCTGTCCGTGCCATACTCCTTCTGACAGGATTGCACCTGTTACGCGAAGGGTGCCATCGGGGAGGTGATCATATGATAGCTTGTTGGTCGATGAGGATGGCACACTAATTGATAGTTTTGTGCTCACTATTTTTTTAACATTCCACACATTAGCATTAGGATTTTTATCGAAAGAATACACTCCATTAAGACTTTCTCCTTTGAATTCTACCTTCATGTGGCCATTGGTTCCTTTGAGAATGGTTGCAATGCCTTCATCAACCAATCTTACGTAG